AGATACACACAATATTATACCTCCAGAAAGATATAAAATAGATTCTTATCTAAAAAATTATGAAAGATTTAAGATTAAATTAGTTAACTTTAAAGTAACGCACACAAAAGAAAACGAAGCGTTAGTTGTATCTTTATATGATCATATGAGTACAATATTTAAAAAAGACTATAACTTTTCTCTTTGCAAAGACTTAGTTTTAAATAATAAAATAAACAATAAATCAAAAGACATAGAAAACATATTACCATTTATAATTCAAAGAATTTTTTTAGATTTTTTAAAAAAAATTTTACCAGTCAATTTAGGTGTAATGGTTTATGATAGCTACTTGCAAAAAAACATTGTAATAAAAACATTTAATCAAACAAATTATATAGAGAAGAAAAAGCCATTAGAATATGATAATGTTTTTATATTACCGGGAGTTTTTTAAATGTTTGAAAATATAGATACTAGACATAAAGAATCAATAATAGAACTTCTAGAAGAGATAATTAAATTCTACAAAGAAGATAACTGGCTTATTGTAAAAAAATATATATTAAGATATTCTCACCCAGACATTAGAAAATATTTTTCTACTAGACATTATAAAACAAAGAAACATACTTTAAATTGCTTTGAAGAATCATTTATTAGTTTCTGTTTTAATAATTATAACTTGACCTTAAAATTGTATGAAGAAGACAAACATTATGAAACAGAATAAAAAAACATTAAAAATTAAAAACAAAAAGCTCATGCTAGAACTAGGCGATGATTATGGAGAATTAAATACAATAGTAGGAGTAGCTACTGACGTTGCTAAATTCGCTACAGACAGCTTAAAATTCTGGGGAAACATGTCTAAGTTTCTTTTAAAATCCTCTTGGTATACGTTTCGCGCAAAAATTTTAAATAACATGTCACAAGAAGATTACGAAAAAGCTCTTAAAGATACTAGAATATATTTTGTTAACGATTCAGACAGAAACATATCATCAATAGATTCTAATATATCACAGATGCTTTCAAACGCAGGAATTTCTGAGGCAGAAATTAATTCTTATATGCTAGGACTTCCTGGTTATAATATAATTGAAAATATAAATGCTAGCGACATTCTTACAGGAAGAGCTTTTGACAAGCTTGAAGACAACGTAGTTAGGGCTTCTAATCATAGAGCTATCGATTTAATTATCTTCTATATGTATTACGACTTAGAGGAAAGCTTAAGAAAAGAAAAAAACCCGGCAACAGATGAATTCATCGAAAAAATTAAAATTAATAGAGCATCTGAATTTAAAGTGTTAGAGAAAAAAATTATTAATTTTCTTGAAAAAAGAATTGGCGATAATGTTTTTGATGTTCTTAACTATTTAAAGAAAACAAAATCAGGCAAGATAATGAAAATTTTAGACTCTTGTAACATAAACGGCACACACCGATATGATAAAATAAACAAAGAAAATAAAGCAAATGAGTTTTTAAATCATACTAAAAATGTTTTTGCATCTATTAAAAAAACAAGTAATACTAATGAAAATGTTAAATCTAGTCTTTCTATAAGTGGAAAAAGTATAGAGTTAATTAAAGAGTATAACGAAGAATATAATCAAAAAACTTGGGATAGAGATTTTAAAAATCTTCTTAGGTCTTTTTCTAGATCTTTGGTCTTATTAAACAAAGAAATTAGAGACTTAGCATTAGAGTTTCATAAAAAGAAATTCCAGAGTATGCTGGAAAAAGCTGAAAAAGAACGCGAGTCAAAGATCACAGAAAAAGGCGGAAAAGAAGATATAAAGCTAGACAGGTTAAAAGGCCTTGAAAAGTTTGTTTGTACTGCTGGATTTGAAGTAAATCACTATTTTGCAGAAATAAATTTTTTAAATAGCATTATTGAAAACCCAGTTAATAACAGTAAAGAAATAACTGAAAGAATGCAAAAGTCTTATAAAGACGTAATGAATAAAGCTGAAGTTTTTAATTCTATAAAATCTGAAGTTATTTCATTTGTTAATCAAAGCGCGAATAACAAATATGTAAATGAATTAGATAAAAAACTCAGTGATTTACAAAAAGAAAAAGTCAAGCTAATAAAAGACTCTTCAACATCCAAAAACAAAGAATTAAAAGAAAAATATATTGAACTTTTTAATTTTAAGAAAAAAATTTTAATATTAGCTTATGCAGATGGTTATTTTAAATATTTGTCAAGTGTTTTTGAAAAACAAACGTTGGACGATTTCCAAGAATACGCTAAAAACGTCTTAGATGAAAAAACTAATTCTGACTTTTTGCCGGACACAATAAAAAAAATATTAGAAAAGTTAAAAGACTTTAACTCTGCTGATATTAAAAAAAGATTTTCAGACTTAGAAGATTTAATGCAGAGTCAAAAGTCTTCTGCAGAACAGTCAATAAAGGATGCCGAGCCTGAAATTGAAGCATTGAAGCAACAAACAGGTAATACAAATAATAAAAAATAAGTGTAAATATTTAAAAATCTTTTTATGATTCATTAAAAAGGAGTTTTAATGAATCGTCAACCTGAAATTTGTTATGAAGATTTTTCTAGAGGAGAAGCTACAATTACTGGTGGTTTGCCTTTTATAAACATTGATGAAGGAAATATGCCTAGTGTATTGTTTATGTATGAATCAAGAAAGATCGAAGAAGAAACTTTAGAAAGAGAAATTGTGTTGCATTCTTATGCAAACATGCTACAGCTAAAGTCTGCTTTAAGTCCAGAGCTATATGATCAAGTAAGAGAAGCATTAGGTTTAATGCCGCTAAAAAAGGCAGAAGAATTAGGTGCAGGAATTAATGATCAAGTAAGCAGTAATCTAGAAAATGCAAAAAAAATCGTTAGTAAATAAGGTGATGTTATATGGAATATAAAGTAGGACAAATACTCTATACAATTATAAAAGATAGACAAATTGTAGTGCCTGTTCAAGTTGTAGAGCAAATTACAGTTAAAGATCTAGAGTCCGAAAAAACAAAATATAAAGTTTTGTTACCTAATAAAAAAACACAAAAAGTTAATATTGAAAAACTTGATAATGTTTTTTTAGATTTGGATGAAGTATCTGAGTACATCTTGACAAAAACAAAAGAATCAGTTGATAAAATGGTAGAAGATGCTATTCATTTAGAAGATACGTTTTTCAAAGTTAATCCAAGCAAAGATATTGACATTGTGTGTATAAATGAAAATAATAAAGTTAAAATAAATGGTAACAACAAATTAAAAATCAATTTAGAAAATGGACAAGTTGCCAACATTATTGATAATACCTCAACCTTAGACGACAGTCTTACACAGCAAATCAAAGAGGAAGATGAAAGTACTACTACTTGACGGATACAATTTAATATATCGAGCACGTCACTCTAGAATGAACAAAGGTGACCACTCAATTATATTTAATTTTTTTAGAAGCATAAGACCAATTATTGAAAAGTTTAATCCTGATCTGTGCTATTTTACTTTAGAGGGAAGACCTACACAACGTCTTAATGTCGATCCGAACTATAAAGGACAAAGAGTTTATCATAATAAAGACAATTTTTCAGAACAACGCAGAGAAATTATTAGACTTGTTAAAGAATATCTTCCTTTTGTAACAATTAGGCATAATGACTTTGAGTGTGATGATGTAATAGGCCATTTGTCTTCTGTTACACACAAAGAAGATGATGTAGTGATTATATCATCTGATACTGACTTTATTCAGAGCATTAACGAAAATACTCGAGTTTATAGTCCAGTAAGAAAATGCTTTCTTGAAGAGACTGAATATGATTATGTTGCCTGGAAATCTCTAGTAGGGGACAAATCAGATAACATCGAAGGATTTACAGGCATCGGAGATAAAAAAGCGCAAAAGTTATTGTCTGATTCTAAATTGCTAGAAGAATTTCTACTTAAAGAAAATAATAGAGAAAAATATAACAAAAACTTTTTTATGGTTAAATTCCATAATCTTCATGATAGAGAAGAAGAGTTTGAAAAATCAAAACCTAGCACTTGCAATTGGGAAGGTCTCAAAAAAGAATTTATAAATTTTGAATTTAATTCTATAATAGGAAAAGAAAAGTCTTGGGAAAAGTATATTAATACATTTTCTAATTTAGAAAGGAACATTTAAGATGACGACAGAAACAGTACTGCCAAACAATATCTTAGCAGAGTTAAGAAGTAGAAGTATCATTAGCGATAGTGAGGTTGCAATTCAAGCAGGCGACCTGTTTTACGCAAAAAACGTTTTAACAAACGAGAAAAGAATGATAGATGGTAATATGGTAACATCTATGAAGCAAAACGAGTCACTTTCAGAGTCAAAGACGAAGACTTTGTTGAAAGGGTAATAATGTCTGATTTAATTTATTTTGACGCTGAAGCTCAGTCTTTACTTAAAAGTGGTGTAAAAAAGCTTTGTGATGCTGTGTCAATTACAATGGGCCCACGTGGAAAACTTGTATTGATAGAAAAAAATAATGAGCCTCCTCATTTAACTAAGGATGGTGCAACAGTTGCTAAGAGCATTGTATTAGAAAATAGAGTTGAAGACTTAGGTGCAAAGCTACTAAAACAAGCAAGCGAAAACACAGCAACTGTTGCGGGCGATGGAAGTACAACATCTACAGTTCTTGCAAAAGAATTGTACTTTAGATCATCACAAGCCTTGCAAACAGGAATCGGGTCGCCTTCAGAAATTACAAACTTTTTAAATAAAAAAGTAGAAGAAGTAGTTAATATTCTTAGCGAAAAGTCAAGAAAAGTTTCGTCAAACGAAGAAATAAAACAAGTTGCAACTATTAGTGCTAACGGTGACGAGTATATCGGAAACCTTATTGCTAATGCTATGCTTGAGGTTGGAACGTCAGGTCTTGTAACTGTTGAAAAGTCAAAGACTACAAGCACAGAGCTTAAACTTGTTAGAGGTGTAAAGATTGATAGAGGATATGTTTCACCTTACTTTATAAACGACAACGAAAAATCAAAAACAGTATTAGATGATCCTTTAGTTATGATTCTTTCTTGCAAGTTAAACTCTTTGACACAGATTCTTCCTGTTCTAGAAAAAGTCCATCAAACTGGCAAGCCTTTATTTTTAATAGCAAATGATTACGAACAAGAAGTAATTCAGTCTTTACTTGCAAATGTTTCAAAAGGTATGCTTCAAGTATGTGCTGTTAGGTCTCCTTTTTATGGAGAAAAAAGAAATCAAATTTTAACAGATCTTGCAAAAGCTCTAGGAACAAAAGTTTTTTATGACTTAGATGAAAAAGAAATTTCTAGTGCTGTACTTTCTGATTTAGGATCTTGCAAGAAAATTGAGACAACACACGATACAACTTTGTTTGTTGAATGCGCTTCTTGCGAAAACTCTGAAGAAATATCACGTGATATTGAAAAGAAACTAGAAGACAAAACAATTACAAAGGAAGAAGAAGCATTTTACAAGCAGCGTCTTATTATCAATAAAGGGGTTGTTGCTGTATTGTCGATTGGAGCACACACAGAGTCTGAACTTTTGGAATTAGTAGATAGAATTGACGATGCTTTGCACGCTACTAAAGCTGCAATTGAAAGCGGGTTTTTGCCTGGCGGAGGCATTGCCTTAGCAAAAGCAGGTATTAAGCTATTAGAAAATCTAAGTGAAGAATCTCTTCTCGATTCTACAGTTGCAAAGATCGTTGCTGACGCTTGCATTTCACCTTTAAGGAAAATCTTAAGAAACGGTGATAAGCCTGTTGACTATATTATTGAGATGATTAAAAATAATCCTCAATGGGAATACGGTTATAATGTAAGAACAGAGCAATATGTAGATATGATTGAAGAAGGTATTATTGATCCACAGAAAGTAACAGCTACTGCAATTTCAAATGCTGTAAGTGTCTGTAACAGTCTATTGTCAGTTGGTTGTATTGTACTAAACACGCAAGATTCTCATGCAGGAGTGCAGCTAGTTCAGTTATCTGACGATATGTATTAATATAGTACATTACAAAGGAGTCTTTTATGACTACAAAAGTAGACATCGACGTTTTAACTGATATCTTAATTGAGCAACATAAAAAAGATCAAAAAATTAAAGACGAAACCGGTCGGCTGTTGCGAATTGAAGCACCTAACAGTCACAATTATAACACTATTGTTACACAAGAATTAAAGAAAGAACCTAAGCGTGTAATAATAATTGACATATAATATTATAAACAAAATATTATACAATTAAAGGAAATCAAATGGCAGCAATTAGTGCAGACTATTCACGAATCATTAAAGAAAATCCTTTGCTAACAAAAAGACAAGAGATAGAGCTTTCTAGAAGAATTAAAAAAGGCGACGAAGCTGCAAGAAAAAAGCTTGTTGAGTCAAACTATAGACTTGTTATTTCAATTGCGAAGAAATATCATAGAAAAGACTTAGACTTTGAAGACTTATTACAAGAAAGCAGTATTGGCCTTCTTAAAGCAGTAAACAAGTTTGATCCTGAGTTAGGCTATAAATTTAGCACTTATGCATGTTGGTGGATTAAACAAGCTGCTTTGCAATACATAAATGAAAATTCTACTAACATTAAAGTGCCAACACATTCGAGGCTTTTAAATGCAAAGATTAAAAAAGAAATTTCTGAATTTGAAAATAAAAACGGAAGAAACCCGACGTTAAAAGAAATATCAAATCTTGTAGATGAACCTGTAAAGAAAATAAAGTATACCTTAAAATCTAATAAGCATATCGCGTCGATTGACAATAACAACGACGAGTCTAATACTTTTAGTATATTAAACAAAATAGAAGATACATCTGTTTACTCAAATCCTGCTGCATCTTTAGAAAATAAAGAGTTAAATCAGATTGTAGAACAGAGCTTGTCACTTTTAACTCCAAAAGAAGAAAAGATTATTAGACTTCGATTTGGAATTAACAACAATGATAGTAATTTTGAAAAATTTCCTGTAACACCTGAAATGAGAGAATACCTTGAAAACTAAAAAATATGTAACAGTAAAAAACTCTGGATTAGGTCTTTATGACATTGCGAAAGTTATGACAAAAGATGGCGAAAAAATGAATCACTCAACTGTGAGAAATATTATCAATAGATCATTTGTTAAAATTGCTGCAAATATTTCAAAAAAATACGAGCTTAATCATAGCCAAGAAGAGATATTTAATATTGCAAAGTCACCTGACTTTCAAGAGTCTGTTATTGAATTATTAAAGAGAAAAAAATGAAAGATGAACATCTAATAAACTACAGTTTGTTTTGCAGTCGAAAAAAATTTAGCCTGTATAGTTTTTTATTAAAAAATAAAGAATTTTGTTACGAAGATATTTTAGAGTATTTTAGAGATAAAAGTGTAACACCTCCGAGCAAAGAGTTGTTTGACAAGACAAGACAAAAAGTTTTAGTTGAACTAACACCTCAGGCAGCTTCTAAGACTAAAGAAACTAAAAAAAATAAAGAATCAGAAAAAACTTCTAAGCCTAAGACTAAAAGAAAAAGTCGAAGAAGAAAAAATGAACAAAGCTGAGTGGACTGATTGTTTTTTCTATGTTAAAGACTTATTTAGTCTTGATAGAAAAAGAATTGTAGAAAAGATTTTAGAGTCTAGTAAGTGCAGACAAGATCTAAATAATAAAGACTCTTATCAAAAAAACAAATTAAAAGACCGATACGGAAGAAAACAAAAAAAAAGCTACGGCGAATAATTAAAACTTTAAGGCGGAAACATGAAAAAATTTTTTTTGATTTTTTTTAGTTTATTATTTTTATCTTGCTCACAAGGTAAAGTTAAACAAGAAAAGATACTAAGTATTAGTAGCAAAAACTTAACTTCTGGAGAAGTCGTAGAATTTTCCGTTGATAGAAAAGAAATTAACGTGACAGATGTTTCATGTTTGCTTGCTTCAAAAAGTTCTAATAACGTTGTAGAAAAATACAGACTACATAGAAAAAATAATAATTTTTTTATTAATCGATTTTTGAATAAAAAGATATCTTCACACGACTTTTATTATCTTGATTGTAATATTAACGTTAACGAAAAAGTTTATGAACAAACTTTTGATATCAACATTCAACCTTCAGTAGTTATTAAAAGTCTTTGTAGTACATCTAATTGTAGCTCGATAACAGGAAATGTAATTAATAATGTTAGCAACAAATTAGAAGTTTCTACATTAAAAATTATGCCAATTAAATTTGTCTATGATATAGAAACGCCTTACGAAAGTTACCAATTTGTTCATGACTTTAATTCACCTGTTTCAACAGACTATCTAGATAATATAGTATTTAAAGAAATTTCTAATGATCTGTCGTATTATATTGCTTTGATTAAAGTTACAGTTTTTGATGTAAATAACAACATTGCAGAAACTATCATTCCAGTCAAAGTTGTTCGTCCAGTTGAAGTTAAACACTTTGGAAAACACGAGTTAGCTGAGGTTTATGATCCAGTTCCTGTTACAGGCTGCATTCCTGGTACTGTCGGGAGTAATGTTCAGTATTCTGAATCAACTTCGGAGACAAGGCAAAATAGCGTTTCAATAACAATTAACAACAACTGGAGTAATAGTTTTTCTTCTAACGAAAGCAGAATAACATCAGAAGGAATCTCTATCGGTGAGACTCAAGGGACAGTTAATTCATCTTCGATGTCAAACTCTGAAACTCAGACTGAATCTTTTTCAGAAACACAAAGTGAAGGCGAAGGTAATAATATTTCTTTTGACATCACAGAAGGCGAAAATTGGTCTTGGTCTTTAAACGAGTCTTCATCTTCAACGGAAGGGCAAAGCCAAAGTCAAAATACAAATACAGGAGTAAATGGCTCAACAACTGTTGGTGCGAGCGGTGAAGGTTCACTTGCTTTCTTTGCAAAAGCAAGTGGCAAAATTGAAGTATCTGCCGGTGTTTCTAGAGGATGGGGAGAATCTAATGGAAGTTCTTCTAGCGAAACAAATTCTGAAAGTAGAGGATATACTACAGGTGGATCATCACAGAATGGTAGATCTTATGGCAGTGTTCAGAATAATTCCAGAAGTCACTCTTTAAGTGGGGCATATGTTTTATCAAGTTCAACATCAAACGCTATTACTGAATCATCTTCGTTGTCTTCTGGTAGAGTTTGGAACATGACAGAGAGTTTAAGTAGCGGCAAAGTTGTAACAGAAGGTAATAGTAAAAGTATATCACAAACTATTGTAAATTCTAGCAGCAGCTCAACAACTTTTAGTTATGGTGGCTATATTCCTCGCGGGAGATATGGTATATTTTTTAGACAAACTAGCAGATATATAAAATTATCTGAAATAATTACTTATGATCTTAATGGTTTTGCAAGTCACGCAGGCTTTGTAATGATGAACTCTTGGGCTTGGGCCCCAGAACTATCAATCGCAACTAGCTGCGAAGAAGCTATGCAATCATCGTTACCATTGTCAGAATGTTTAATACCACCTTGCGGAGAATAAAATGAATGGAAGAAATCTAGACTACGGCAAAGTAAAGTCCGATGCCGGAGAAGGTAGAATGGCAAAAACAACATTACTTAGTATGGCAAGAGACATGTACAATCTTTACCAGCTACTTGAAGAAGTTAAGGCTTTTATATCTGTTAATTTAAAATAATTATTTAACAAAAAGACTTACGTAGTGACGTAAAAGACTTTCATTGTTATTTCTTGAAGAAGGATAACCACAAGAAACACTTCTTGTTAGTATATTTGATATTTCTTGTTTTAATTCAAAACTCAAGCTCTCTGGAAACATATTGTTTAAAGATTTAATATCACCAGCACATAAATATTCTCTCATTTGCGTGCCACTAATTGAAACTACTCTTGGTATAGCAATGACTTTTATTCTTCCTGACTCGTACAAGTCGCCGTAATATTTAAACATTAACTCGTCATTGTATCTTGATGAGTCATCGATACCACAGTAAAAAGTAATATATGTATCATCAGTACTATATACATCGTTTGTTACTGGATCTTGCCATGTATCAATATTATTATAATAAGCATCTTTAAAAGAATTTGCTAAATTAAAACCAGCAGCAACTGGCGAGTTAGTAAGTGATTGTTTAGGTGAAATAATACTAACATTAGTTCCTTCATAACCTAAGTTTTTTTCTGTAAGTATATTTTCCCAAATATATTCCATGTCAGCACCAAAAACTGGAGCTTTACCCGGAATCGCTTCTTCGTATTTTTCTTTTACACCATTTCTTGTTCTTGTTCTTTTTTTAACATCTCTGCTTGAATAAGAAATATACACATTAACAACGTCATTTTCTTGCTGCACAAAGCCTTGCTTCTCTAAAGAGTCAAGTAGTTCAATACCTGCAGCAAATTTTATTAAAGAGTTATGCCCAGCGTGAAAAGGCTTTGCAGACATTGGTACAATTCCAATTTTCATTTTGTTTCCTTTCAAAATAACATCTTGTAAATATTCTTCAAAGATCTTCTGTTTGATTCCTGTTGCATAAACTTTTGTTTAAAGGATGTAAATATTCCTTTTTTGTCTCTGTATGCTGCACCTAAAATCTGATTCATCGGCGCAAATCCGCCAGTAACCTTTAAAAGATCGCCTTGATAATCATAAACACCACCTTCAACAGAAGTTGATATTGTATTGTATACACCTGCTTCGACGACTTTGTCATAATGAGGTTTAAGTCTATTTACCACTGGATCCCATTCGCTTTTTGGTGTACTATTCATATACGTTCTAAGATCATCAATTGCAGTTTCTAACTTGTCACGCAAATTATTAATATTTCTAAAGTCAGTTTCTGGGTCCATGTACGCTGAAGGTGTTCCATCTAACAAGTCTATCCCTAGATCAACAAATATATCTTTAAATGGAGATAGAATACTTCTTACTTTAGCTGCTGCCTTGCTTCCATTGGTCAAGTTAATAGACCTTAGTTTCTTTACATCTTCAACAGGCATTAACTTGGTAAAATCTTTGCTTTTAATTTTATTACCTGTTCTATCTTCGCCATAAAGTGCAAAGTCGTATAAAAGCTTTAAGGCGTCGTCACTAATATTAATACCTTCAGCATCTAGCTGTTTTTTAATTTGTTTTTCTACACCATCACCAAGAAACTCAGTCTCAGTAATATCTAATTGATCAGCAACTTCTTTAATTCTATCTACATAATGTGATATCTGCACATTTGTAAGCTTGTTAATATCAACTGTTCTATTAGATGCTAGCGTATAACCAGAAGACTCGATACCTGGCTTCATAAGATTAATTAGTTTATCAAGCCTTTGACTGTTGTTTGAAGAATAAACTGCTTCTCTACCATCAATGAAATCAACAATGCTGTGGAAAACAATAAAGTTTTCTCCGTATTTCAGCTGATTTGGGTGATCTTTATGCATAATTTCAAAATTTATAAATGATCTAGCTTCACCATCTGGGTGAAAGATATCTAGTATTTCTTGACTTCCAAATGCACCTGCTGAAGATAACCACTGGTCTACACCTTTTTTAATAGCATTACCACCTGTAACAAAAGGAACTTCAGCAGGATGATTAGTAAACTTTTCTACTAAGTCGTTATGTGTCATGTCTGCTTTGTTACGCGCAAACATAAGCGTGCCATCTTTCTCGACTGTAAAGAACAAGTTTTGCCCATCGACTTTTTCTATAATTTTTTGTGATGCACTATATTCTTTTATTCTGTCAATGATTTGTCTTGGTGTCATGTCTAATGCTTCATAAGGATGCATCATATGACCAGCTAATCCGCCTTCGTTAAGTTTTCTTTTCTTAAACAGGTAAGAATAAACTTCTTTAAGCATTTTGCCTCTGTATTTTTTGTTATCTTCTATTCCTTTTGACATAGTATTCCCTGAGTTTTGTTGTGGTGTCAATGATCCAGATTCATGTTCAGGCGTATCTACACCTTTTGCTTTTTTGATTTTATTTATTATCTTATTTACGTCATATTCATCTTTATAGTTTACACTTATTACAGAATCTTGTGTTGCTGATTTTTCATAACCACAGTCATCAAAAAAATCTTGCAAGTTACAAACTCTATTGCTTGCTTCATATGGGTTAGTTAAAATATTAGTTGCTTTTAATCTATACTGTTTATACTTAGAATTTTCATCTTCTTTATCAAAACTTTGTCTGAGATAACTTAACTTATCTTTATTAGTCATTAAATCAAAGAAATGTTCTACTAACGCTATCGGGTCAAACAAGTTATCTTTTTTTGCTTTAAGAAAATAATTACTAAAATCATTTGTTCCAACATTAATGTCATGTTTTTTACAAAAATCTTCATAGTTCATCGATTTGATATCGTCAATAAGAGAGTAATATTTAGGTTCAGTAATAAAGTACAATAAAGATAGACTAGCGGGACTTTTATTATTTAAAACATCTTGTACAGAATTATTATCTACATAAAGAACTCGTATTTTATTTATAAAATATTTTAAGACATCTTTAGTCTTTTTTATTTTTATTTGTGTTATTTCAATAGGCTCTTTAATTATGTTTTCTTTAAATAAATTAGGATTATCATTATTTAATTTTTTTATTGTTTTATTGTTTCTACTAACATGTTTTAAGTCGTTTTTATTTTGAGAATAATAGAAATTTAATTTATCACCCTGATTGTAAGATAGATAAAAATCATCTTTCCCGTCTGAGAAAAAGAAAGAAGTTTTTGCCGGGGAGAAGATGTTTTGTACGCTTTCAATTGAAATTTCAAAATCATTATCAGGATCAAAGTCTAGTTGATATTCGATTTGAGCCAAACCAAAAAGTTCAATTCCAATATTATTGTTTTTTTCATTTAGCTGTTTAACAATATCGTTTATGAATTGTAGTGCAGTATTACTTGTTCCTCCATTTTTTCCTGTCGCGCCTTTTCTGATAGGCTTTAAGCTACTGTCTTTGTTTGTTGCTTTTAAATCGAAAAGACCAATATTGTTTTGAGTATTTTCAATATCTTTATCTCTCACTATAAAGTCAAATGGTGAGTTTGATTGAACATTAAATTTTTCGTCTAGCTCTAAGTCTTGTATAAAAATATTTTCTCTACTAATGTCTAGTATACGTCCATATTGATCTATAATTTTTTTGGTTTCTAATTTTAGTTTGCTACTTCTGTCTAACAGAATTTTTTTAATTGTCACTCCATCACTAAATCTTATGTTTTCAAAGTCTTTTTTGTAACTTGCATCAGACGGTTTTTTGTTTTCTTTTAAATCTTCATACACAGCACTCGGATGAATTGAGTTATCGTTAAACAATCCATTACAACAATACAACAAAATTATTGCTGACTTTTTTGATGCATGATCAATATTTAATTTAAAATCAGGATAGCTGTTTTTTTCTGTAGCTAAATATTTAAATACTGCTTCTCTAAAAAACTCTTCAAACAAAGCACCAAAATTAACTGTTAGTGCTGTTTGCGAGCTTCCTATTAATTTAGCTTTAAAATATTCAATTATTTTTGTAACACTTTCTTGTATTACGTAACTTTGAAGAGGATAATGACTCGGGGTGACTAAAAACTTTTTATAAAGAAAGTAAAATAGCCATCCTTTAAACTCGTTAAGAGAACTCGACTCTACAAGTTTTGTAACACTACCTCTTACCTTTTCATGTCCAGTAAAGTTTTTTCTTACGAAGCTAGTAACAGCGTTTTCATCGAATTCATCAGAAGCGTTATTTTCTAATAGTCTATTACCTTTTAAATTTTTTCCAGCTGCTAATCCTATATCATTATAGTTGGCTTGATCATCGCCTGGTATGTTTACTGTTAAGATTCGTGGATCAATATCTGTATTTATATTTAAAGTATTACTTGATTTTTCTTTAGTATCAAAAATTCTAGAAATGTCATTGATTGTAATATTATTTTCGCATATTGAATAAAACGAGTAATTAATTAGCGTTTTATAACTAAATTGTATTTGCATAGTTTTCGTAGTATTTTCATCTACTACGTATTTAATTGGCATTGTAGCACTATTATTATTTAATATTTCAAATGTTTGTCTGACAAAATCTTGTATTGAATTTTCCCGATCTCTTGGGAATAAATTATCGTGCACTTCTTTAAGGCTATACTTCATCGTTTACCACCCCAGTATTCTTTTGCTAGACCTTCGTTTATTAATTGTTTATTATAACTGTTTTTAAACTCAGGTTTATCTTGTTCTAACTCCCAAATTGTGCCGAGCCATCTGCCAAACTTTCCACGCTTGGCTGTATGTAATAATACTTTCTTTCCAAGGATTCTTTCACGCAACCAGTCACGAGTTTCTAAACCTTTTTCTTTTTCGTCTTTGTCTTTTGTTCTGATTTCAGGTGTGTCAATACCAATCATTCGAACTTTAATTCTAACTTGAGTTTTAAACCCTAAATCAACAACACACGTACAAGTGTCACCGTCATAAACAGACACAACTTCTGCGATATAGTAATATGGTTTCATTATCTACCTTTTTTCTTAAGTAAAATTATATATAGTAAATATACGACAATACTTTAAGTTAGGAAACCTAAATGAGTAAAAGCATTTTAGAGAGTTATGTAAGAGAATCTCTTCGTCAAATAAATGAAGCAACATCATTAAAAGATAAAATAAAAAGTCTCAATAGTGAATCGACATATGGAGAACTTAAGTCAGTATTGAACTCTCTTGTTAGTTCTAAAAAAGCTAAAAAAGGCGCTGACATAGCAAAAAATTTAATAGGAATCATACCTGGGCTTGATACTGCTGACAAGATTGTTGACGTTTATGGTTTGCTCAAAGGTCTATATAAACTTAAAGATGATGTAAGGCCTAATAATTTTTTAGCTAATTTTGATATAGATGACGCAATTTCTAAAATTGTCGATAATGACTTGGAAGATGAATTTATTAAAGAGTTGACTAAAAGAATAGAAAACATTTCTAATTCTAAAAAAATTGGTAATTTTAATATGACAGAACAGTTAAAAGGATTTCTTGCAAGAAAGTTTAACAATAGAACAATAACTGGCTTTCCTAAGAAAAAATAAATCTTACCACCAAGTGTATTTCTTTTTTGAACCAGTTAAGTGAGGATATCTTCCTGTTCTACATGCCCAATAACTTGCTGTTGTTTTATCTTTAGTTAAATGACAACGGTGTCGAGCTGCAAAGGACTTTCTTCTTTTAGGATCACTAATACCTACAGACATTCCTTTTGCACCCCACTGTACTTTTTTGATGTTTCCAGTTTTAGGATTTTTAACATATACGTAAAACTTTTTAGAGCCACCTCTTTTAGGTTTATTAAGTTCTACTTTTCTACCTTGATACATATTGCCACTTTTTGATTTACTTTTTTTTTTCTTAGACTTTTTCTTTTTTCTTTTACGCTTTTCTTCTAATATTTCTAAAGCAGCACTAGGTTTTAAAGACTCATCACCTTCTAAAATAGGATAGTCTAAAGGTACTAAATCTCCATTGTAAAAGTCCCACTCTCCAATATCAGTTTCATTAATGAAATATTTTTCTACTGAGTTTAGCTCGTACAATCCCATTTGACTTAAGTCTCTAACTTCTCTAAACAAACTAAAGTATTTAGAAGAACCTGGACGATAAATGTTATGATCAATACCAATTTCTTCAATTAGGTGAAAACGTAATCCTTCTGAAAGGATTTGCTTATGCTCTAATAATAGCTTGTTCATTATTTTCCTTTTTTCTTTTTGACACATGCCCAGGACTTAGATGGGTTTGCAGAATTGACTCTAGCCATAGCCCATTGATGTGCAGTCATACCTTTTCTACTTCCACTAGTATAATATGCTGCAAGTCCTTTGCGGTATTCTGCATAAACTGATGCTGCTGTATAACCACGTTTGTCTGCTTTCTTTTTTAATGTCTCTTTTGTTTTTGCAGACAAACCTCCTGCAGAAGATTTTCTTCTTGATGCTTTTTTCTTTCCTTTTTTAGAAGCTCTTTTTTTAGCAGCTGACTTCTTTTTTCCTTTTTTTCTGCCACGTTTAGCTTCGTCTAATAAAGCTTCTCTAATAAATTCTTCTAACATTAATAAATCTTGCATTAATAAATTCTTTTTTCTTTCAGCTTTTTCCATGTTGTCACGCATTTTATAAGCTTTCTCTCTGTCAGACTTTTTGCTGCTCTTTGCAAGGCTAGTTGCTTTATCTAACTTCTTTTTTCTTTTACCTTTAGCTTTATATTGTGAAGGATATTTTTTCTTTTTACTCTTACTTTTTTTTCTAGCTTCGTCTAATAAAGCTTCTCTAATAAATTCTTCTAACATTAATAAATCTTGCATTGCTATTCTCGAAAGTCTTTTACTTAAAATAATTATTTCTTGCTTTTGCTTTTATTCATCCTCTTTGTTTTTCTTTTTGATGCTTCTTTTCTCTCTTTTGCATAATCATATGCTTTTTTAAGCCTTGCTTTTACTTTAGGATCTTTTGCATTCTTATATGCAGCTCTAACTCTTTGGTGAATTAAGTTTATAATTTGAGATTGTCTTGCATGCGATTTAGACTTAAAAGTTTTTTTTGAAAGTGTATTACGAATATCTGTAACAGTTCTAAACTTTACTTTAACGGTATCTTTAGGATTTTCATCTGTGTATAAACGTCTTCCACTTCCTTTAGGTTTTTTTCCCGTTCCTACCTTAGGATCTTTCTTTTTATTACTTTTCTTTTTTTCGTTCAATAAAGCTTCTTTAATATACAATTCTAAAATTAAATCATTATACATGATATTCTCCTAACTGTTATGTGAAGAATTGTTGTGAGCTATATTCGCAATCTGTATAATGTCTTCAGCATGGTAAATAAATAAATTAAGAGTTATAAGCATCTCTTTATCTTCTTCACTGACAACTTCAATGTTTGTTGCATAATCTTGTATTTCATCAAGAGCCTTTATCATGTTTGATAAAGCATTCATACTACGAAGTTTGTATACATTTTTTTTATGGTATTTTGATAAAAATACTTGTAGATATGTAATGTTGTTTTCGATTGTAGCTATTTCTGGCAAAGACTTTTTTATCATTTTAAGTTTCTGGTTTATACTTGCTTTTAAAAACTCTTCTTTAAAACCAATATCAAATACTATTAGCTTATTTTTGCCAACATATATATTTAAATTAAAAACTTTGTTTGATAAGTGAAACTTTAAAAATTTTGCAAAAGTTAATTTTTTCTTGGTTAAATCTGCATATGCTTTTTCTCTTATGTCTTCTAATGAGCCTTCTAGTTTAGGGTCATCAAATAGAGGTGTATTAAATAGACTTGTTAAATGTTCATTACTTGAAACTATATCAACAATTTTATCCATCGTTGCAGGGTTTCTTCTTTCTGAAGCGTTTTTTAAAGAGTCATAGAAAATATTATTAAATGTGCCGATTAAAGAGACTGACTCTTTTTTTGAAGAATTAAGATACACAGCTTGAATTGGCTCACATCCATGTAAAGTTTTAGATCCTTTATCATGAATAAAGTCTATATCTATAGAATTTAAAAGCATTGTAAATACAGATCCTTGATTAGAATTAGATGCACCAAAATTTTCTGCATTTTTTTGTGATACGATATTTGAAAGCATCCAACACGAGTAATACAAGACATGAAACTTAGATTTTAATTTTCCTGTTGCTGCTTTAAAAAATTTATTTTGCTTTGAATTAGCTTTACGAATAGACACTCTAGTTAAGTAATTAACAATTAAATCAACACTTTCACGATGATAAGTGTTGTTGTTTAAATAGTATAGTCTACATAAATTTTTTATAAGGAAAGACATCATTCTATGTATAGACTTATCGTCAGTAGCTCTGTCGACAGGGTTTACGCTTATTCTTTTTCTGATCCTTCTTTTAAAGGAAAATGTCTTATAACCTTTTTCATCATCTGACATAGTTGTTGCATCAATAGGTCTAGTGTCATTTTCTAGAAATAGTGCTGCAGAATACATAACAGCTGTATGAACAACTGTTCTCAAGTCTTTAATAAGATTTCCTTTGTAATTGCTTGTTCCATCTTCATTTATTTCTATGGAATTTAAAGCATTTGATTTTTTAAAAAGATGAAAGTAAGGTCTATCAATTGCAAAGCGTGCTTCTCCTATAGATGATTTTTCTACAATTTCTTTAAGCGTTTTAGCTGTAAGTGGGTAAGCATAGTTTCCGTGAGGAGTATCATACCTAACAACAGGTGATATTTCAAGTCTTGGAATATCTTCGTCATATTCTTCAACAAAAGAAATAAAGCAATTACTACCAATGTTTTCTAAGACTTTTAATAAAACTTCGTCATCATCCATGCTTGTCATATCATTTCGATATGAAGCTGCATGCCTGTGCTGCGTCTGGCCGGTAATATCACTTGCATCTATTGAAATTGCTGACGAGGCTGATTCTTTTAAATAATTTGTAATATATTTTTTTAATAAAAAATTCATGTTGCTAACTCTTTTAGAATTAATTTTATATCGACTTAATTAATGTCGACATGTTGTAAATATTTTGATAAGCATTAATCATGTAATTACATTTTCTTAAGTTCTTATTACCAGTGTCTAATTGTTTCATGTAATCTGACAGTTGTCTTATAGTGTCTTTAAAAACATTGTCATCATTATCTTTGTGCATATCAACAATCTTTATGTTACTATGTGAGGCAGACTTTGCTATGTCTAGCAAATTGTTCTTTAAGTCATGTGACGCGGCAAGCATAAGATCAGCATTTTTTATTTTTCGGACTTTGTCTTCAGCATTCAAGCTCAAGAAATTACTGTCAAGACTGATTTTTGCTAAAATCATTTCATCTTTTCCTTTTTCAATGGAGATATTTATGAAATGATCAGATGATAACTCTTCTAAAGATTTTTCTAGGGAGTAATTGTTTTTTATTAGTTTATATGCTTCTCGTCTAACTCTTAAAGTATAATCTTCGTCTGCAAGTTTAACATCATCAAAAAGAGAAGTGCCGTATAAACTGCCTAATTCAGGATGTTTTTCAATTAGCGCAATAATACTTTCAGCTGTAATGTTATTTTTTTCTTTAAAAATATTTTTAAATGTTCCGATCAGAAAAACGTTTTCTTTCTTAGAGGAGTTTAAGTAAACAGCTTGAGTAGGCTCAGCGCTATGTAATGTTTTAGATCCTTTATCATGTATAAAATCTATATCAATAGAATTTAAAAGCATTGTAAAAATAGATCCACTTCTTTCTTTACCATCTGAATCTTTTGAAGATATCATGCCAGACAAGCGCCAGCATGCATAATATAAAGTGTGAAAGTTAATTTTTTTGCGTGGGTTTCTATTATAGAAAGTATTTAAAGAAGTTTTTGACTCTTCAATAACTTTTTTTGTAATATAGTTTACAACAAGATTTAAAGTCTGTGAAGGTACTACGCCGTTTGTTGCTCTACATATGTTTGTGAGCATCATTATCATTGAATCAAATCCTTCACTTAAGTCTTTTGATTCATTTGCCCTGATTGTTTCAAAAGCTTGACCTTTAAGTTTTTCTGCAATTTGAGGATTATCAATTTTCATTTTAAACAAGCTTTCTTCTTCGGCTTTAGATAAAGCAAAAACTGTTGCTGTATGAACAATTGTCTTCAAGTCCTTTATAATGTTTCCTTTATAGTTAGTAGTATTATCTGCATTTATATTTAAAATATTTGCAGTGCTACTAGCCTTATAAAGGTGAAAATAAGGTCTATCCATAGCAAAATTTGTGTTTGAAATTAGACCTTCTTCAAACAAAGTTTTAAAGTTATTAACTGTAAGCGGATAACCATAGTTTCCGTGCGGTGTATTATAAGATATGACAGGGCTTACTTCAAGTCTAGGAACATTCTCGTCGTATTTGTCAACAAAAGATATAAAGCAATTGGTACCAATATTTCTAAGAATTGTTAATAAAGTATCTTCCTTGCTCAAATCAGTCATATCTTTTTCATAAGACGCAGCATAGTAACTTTGAGTGCTAGCTTTAAATTCTGAAGGGGCATGTATTATTGAAGAAGTTGCTTCTTTTAAGAACTCTTTTATATATTTTTCTAGTAATATCATTTTTTAACCTTACTCAAGTGCTTAGTCATAACTTGTTTTGTTTTTCCTTTTCCATTTTTAAGCTTTATTATAGACATAGGCCCAGGACCATCAGCTTCTATAACTTTAACGACCTTGCCTTTGTACATTGCTTTTTTTGCTTTTTTAAGCCACTTAGGGGGTTTGTTTCCTTCAAGCATTATCATTTCGTATATAAGTTCTCTAAGCAAGTTATTCATTTGTATTTTCTCACATTGATTATTAGATTTGTTCCGTTTTTATTAATTATCCGGTGCCATATTTCTTTAGGTATTTTAAAAATAGATTCTTTCTGCATCAAACGAGGCAGCTCATTTTCTATTTGCAAATACCAGCCATCACCTTCTACAACAATAACATCACGGTCTTCTTTGTCCATATGCCAGTTTAATTCATCATCAGACAAATCTGACATGAAGTTTCGCTGAACAAGTATATATGTTTCTGTTTCTTCGATTATTTTTTCTTTAAAGGGTAACACGGTCTTTCCTTAAAAGCTGTAGACTTCTTTAAGCGAATTACCTATAATTTTTCTGTGACTTAAATCTAATTCAGGCACTTTATTTTCTTGGATTTCGTTTCTCTGGCCCATCAAAGCATCAAACTCTTTAAAAAGCTTGCCCGCTTTTTTTGTCTTGCCTGAGTCTGTCTTTACTCTTATTTCTTCTAACAAGTAATTAAACCACTCGTTATCATTAGGATCAATAACTTGTGCCATATCTATTGAAGTGTGGCCATACTCTGAGTTGTTATATAGATTATACACATCAACTTTTAAAGGACAAACTTGTCCTCTAAGTGGGCCAATTAATCGATTAAGTGTTTTTTTAAAAAATCCATTGTCACTATATTGAATAAACGCGTCAAGAAGCTGATTATTATCATAAAGATTTTTAAATAAATTTACAGATAACTGTTGTGAGTTTAACATACTTTTATCTTTATTTTGAAAAGCAGATGTTAAAAAGTCAGAATAAACACTTTGTCTCATGTATTTGTAGTCTAAAAGCCAAAAAGCATTCCTGCCTGCAACTCTTAATAGAAGTCTTTGATCTTGCTCACTTATTTCTATGTCGCAAGTGCTAAGTAAATAGTTGATCATTGTGACTGTTGATTTTTTTAGTTTGGCAAATTTAGGATTAGACTTAACGTTTTCCATAATAAGATTATAAAGTCTTTCATACCAAGATTTTTCTTGGGTTGCAAAGAAAAGCTTTTTTGATACGTCGTAGTGGATTTTAAAATAATCTAATAATCCGCCTTGCGGTTTTGTTTTCTTTTCAAGATTATTAATTAATTTATTAAACTCTCCCTCTACAGATGCTAGCATAAGTTCACGTACAGCTTGGAACTTTTTTAGTATATCAGGATTTTCTGGCCTGAATTTGTTAAAGTATATTGCAATTTGAGCAGCTAGTCTTATTTTAGTATTTCCATCAGGGAGTCCTGTTAACTCGTCTACACACTTTTCTATAACTGTGTTAGATAGAGGATGCTCGACATGTCTAAAAGCTCTCTCTAAATTGACTAAAACATTGATGTTTCTTCTTTTGATCATTTCATCAACGATGTTGCAAAACTTATCTATTGTTTCTTTTGATTTATAATAATAAACTGGGACAAAATTACCAGAACCATCAGTCATTGACATCTCTTTTAATGGATGTTTAATTATGGAGCTCTCAGGCATTGCTATTATTTTATCTCTAACTTCTTGATCACTATTTTCATATAGATCTATTATTTTAATCCAGTTTTCTTCGTTTAATGTAATATCAATGCCGTAAGTATCTTCTAAATCTTTTATTAATTTAATAAATTTTCTAGAACAATTTCTGTTTTTAATATGTTTTTTTGCTGACTTTAAGAATTTAGATGCTGAGTCTGTACTTATAAAGTCTCTTTGCTTTAAACCATCAAAAAACTTTTTAGACGCATCATAAACACCATTGATTAACAAGTCATCAGAAAAATTAATGTCGACAAAATGACCTAAAACCCTGCCAACGTTTTCAAGAAACTCAGTAATTTTATCAATGCTTCCGCTTTTTTTATGAAATTGGTAGGTTTCTTCTAATATGTTTGCATATTTTCGTTTTGTCACTTGATTTAAAGTGTTAAACTCAACAAAGTTTAGTGTGTATCTTCCCGTACCCATTTCTCTGTAGAATGCTTCAAGCTGTGCTTTATTATCACTACTTTTTATTTCTTCGTAAAATCCTACTGATTTTGTAATTGTTTCATCTTTATACAAGAATTTTCTAAGAGTAGATAAGACATAATTAAATTTAGCGTCATAAAATTCTCTTTCGTTCTCTTTCATTTCTTCTTTTTCTGCAAGACTTGTATTTTCTTCAGCAATATCATTCATTGTTTGAAAATCTAGTTTGTTTCTTGCTCTTCCACCCAAGAAATCATTTAAGCTATCATACCAGTCGACTTCTGCGTTTATTGATCTGGCACTAAGTCTACCCAAACCTATCAATTTAGCATCATATTTCGGGTAAAAAGAACAACAGACAGGACCATCACCTCCACCAAGTAAAATAATTCCATCGTAAATTGAGCTTATAGACTCTTTGCTGAATGTATTCATTAAGGCGAAGCTAATTCTCGATGTCTTAGAAGACATATTGTTCATTGTTTTACTTAGTTCAAGTTCGCTATCTTCGATCAAGTCGAGCATCTTTAAAAAAATTTTTAAACTTTCTTCGTCTCTTGGCTGTCTTTTATAGAGTTTTATTAGTTGATCTTTAATTCTCCAGTTTTCTCCATGAACTTGTTTTGCTAAGTCTTCGAAAGTTATTATGAAGTTACTTATATCTATTTCAAATACTAGACATATGTCGCCATAAGTTTTAGCAATCTTAGGATTAAATTTATAACACGTATACAGACCTTTACCGTGGTAATCGCCACCACCTGGAGCAAAACCGCTAGTGTCTGTATACGGGTCGTCAATCATGTCCATGATGACTTCTTCTTCTATGTCATAAGTATTTCTGCGTGATATTCTGCCGCTATCTTTTAAATTCTTAACAATTCTCATTGCTCTTGAATCATCAGCACTTCTTTCTTGTTTTGGGTGTTTGACAATAGGATTTTTAAGCTTGAAGTCAATATCAGGATTATGAAAAGCCCATTTTTCATGCGACGTCAGATGATAACATATTAATTTTCCATCTGCGAAATTAATCTTGTTTGGATCTAAATTAGACATTCTTGATTCTGTCAATAACCATCGTATACTGTTTTTCATTAACAACTTCTCTTTCTTTTGATTATACTATATACTTCTTTAAGGGAGTTACCTACAATTTTTCTATGACTTAAATCTAATTGAGGATCTAAATCATTACTTGTTTGATCTGTTGTGGATACTTGTATTTTTGATTTTTTGTCATTAAGATTTTTTTCAAGAGTAGCGACTACGTTAGCAACACCTCTTTTTGGAGCCATCTTAGCTCTACTAATAAAGTATTCAAACCAAGCAATGTCGTCCATGTTAATTACTTCAGATATTTTTGATTCTTCTGGTGGTTCGTTTAAATAGGATAAACTATTAAGATGATAGTCTAAGCCTGCTCCTCTTAGTTTACCACTGTTTCCCCAAGAGTGAGAAATTGGTTTACCGGCAAGCTCGTCGCTAATATTTGTGACTATCATCTTCATTAATCCAGGCCTAGCTACGTCACAGAAAAGATCTACAATTTTTCTATGTTTGTATAAAAGTCTATAAACGTTAGGATTATGCTGAAAACCTTGAGAAGTTAATCCTACGCCCATTCCACCTTTTGCAAGATCTGGGCCGATTAGTTTGATAAAGACGTCGGGGTCAAGAAGTTTATAGTCAGCAATATTATTTTTGTTGCCATAATCTGATTTCCCAATCTTGCTTGTAAAAGCTAGCTGCTCTTCTTTAGTTAAATCAATGTTGTGACTTATTATTACTGCTATAAGAAAGGCTGCTTCTCGCTTACCTATTGCTCTAAAATTTTTAATGCTGATGTTTTTTATAACAGCTTTAATAAATTTTTCAAACCAATCTCTTGATTGTCTGCCGAGATAAGTTATGTGATTTAGATCTTCTTTGAAATAGTGAATTTTTTTCTTAAGCTGTGTATTTGTTATTTTCCCTATACTTAATCTCTCAACAAAATTTTCGAGATCACTTTCGACCTTAGATATATCTTTAGCTAAAAATTCTTCAACTTTTAAAATTACAGGGTGTTCATTTCCTAACTTTCTCTTAATATAGTTAGCTATGTTAGCAAAATAATTTGTGTTAGGTTGATTTTTTATCTTGTTTAAATTAACTAAAAAAGTGTTAGCTATAAATTCATCTACTTTTGTAGAAAAATAATCAACATAAGGAAGATCGTTGTATAAAATTTCTAAAAAAGAATACCCATAATTTTCAGGTGATTTAGAGAAATTGTCGACTAAATTTTCTAATAATTCATTTGCAACATCAAAATTATCGTAAGATACATTTTGCCAACCAAAAAGATAACCATTTGAAGTAAAGTGTTCTATTAGACCAGTAATTATTAAATTACTATTAAATTCATCTGCAGTTGAATAAAATTCTGCTATTTCACTAGCACTTCTCGATGAAAGTGCAATTTTATGTCCTACTTCATAAAGTCTTCTCTTAATAAACTCTTCAATTTCTGGTGCTACAGTATTAGTTTCTAAATACTCTAAAATCATAAATTTAAATATTCTTGCTATGTGAGCGTCATCTTTAAAAGTACTTTCACTCAAACACGATTCTGTTATATTTTTCAAGAAAAAATCTCTAGGTTTAAAACCAAAGTCGACATAGGCTTTAAAAATTTCTTTGTAGAGCGATGGATTTTGTAT